ATAGGCAGTTACTTTTTCTATTTTTTTTATAGTCTCTTCGTAAGAAAGATCCTCTATATTTTCAGACATGAAAAATTATTTTTTATCTTTTACGTTGCTCGCTAATACAGTTGCAGCTCCTACGCCACCAGCGGTGCCTGCTGCTTTTCTATTTCTTTGTATTCTTTTTTTAGTTTTTTCTGCTTTCTTGATTACATCAGAATAATCTTGTTTAGGAAACTTTAAGCTACTGCTGTATATTTCTTTTTCATTTTTTAATTTTGGCGCGTAGTCATCTCTTAAAATTGCTTTTTTAGTTGCTCGTACCGCTTTACCAAGTTTAAAACTTTCTATCTTCTTAGTATCTCTAAAACTTTTTCTTTTACTGTCATAAAGTTCTTCGGCAGATTTTCCTTTTACTATTTTTTTAGCTTTGAATGGCCCTTCACCAACTCTTGGCTTTCTCTTTCTTAGTAATTTTTTTCTATTCACTAATGGGCTTGGTTTACGCGGCATTACTTCTGTCTCAAACCGTTTCTTTTACTTTTAACAAATTGATTCAAAGTCATATTCTTTTTACTTAAATCATCTTTGGTAACAGCAACATATTTTTTATTGTTGTAAGTAAAAGTTGTTCCTAAACCTTTTTTTCTAGCACTTTTAAAAGCTTTACCGAAACCAGTTAGTTCCCCTGGTTTTGCTTTGTTAACTTCTGTTTTAGTAGTTTGATTGGCTTTCTTTTTTGAAGCGTTGTAAATAATTGGAGTACTAGTCAATATGGCACCAGCACCAACTAAGCCAGCAGTTCTTGATCTTTGTCTGCCTTTAGCTAAAGCTTGATTTCTTTTCTTAGTAGCCGCTGCCTTCTGCCCACTGGTCGGTTGATTTTTTTTAACAGCCTTGGTTGTTTTTCTAACAACTTTACTTATTTTAGCCATAATCTGTTACTCCTCTAGT